CTGAACCTGCTCCTACTGAACCTGCTCCAGTTTCCGAAGTTTCTCCACAATCTTCCGAACCGACACAGTAGACACTCCAGATACTTCAGAAACCTTTGGAATTTGACCTCCCAACACAACCGAAAGAACACCCGCTACAATTGTCTTGGGCGTGTGTTCCATTTCAGGGAGACCTTGAAGCATTAGAACAACACGATCGCGATCTACATCGGGAAGATTGAGTTCTGCACACATGCGTTCTGCTAATCCAAGTTGAGTGTTCAAAACTGAAGACTCATCTGATGTGAATTTGGTCAATGATTTACATAACGCACGAATGCTCACATGAAACAATGTTGCGATTTCTTCATGAGAACGGGTTGCGTCGTTTTGACGACAAGCCGTAAAGACTGCGGCTGCCATCAAAGCGCGTCGTGTTTCTCCTCTTGTTTTTTGTGCGTCTTCTACACATTTGAACAATCCACATGCATCGAAAATGATTGCCTTTGTCAGACCAGCGCGCAAAGCAGTCGCTTGAATAGCATCAAAGATTCCCATCCATGAGCGCTCACCGTGATTGGAGAATGACCATGCCGATAATTTCGCAATTGTTTTACATTCTTCAGATTGGTTTGGCATTCTCTTTCGCATCATCATCGAACCGTAGGAAGAATTGGGTAATAATTCGGATGTAATGGTACCAGTGCGCGAGGGATCGTCCTCTGTGTTGGAGTAAATTCTCCATTCTGCGCCTTCGTCGATATAACTTCCAAGAATCGCACCGCAGCAAATGCAAACGCGTTCACCATCATTGATTTCAATATCGCCATGCCGACAGTTCATGGTGTTTCTAAGGTAGACCTTTTCAAATCCGTTTTAACGCAACTCCGTGACTATCCCTACCTCTGCATTGCTCCCAAATGCGTGGCATCGTATGGCATAGGTCTATAATTGGTCATAAGCGGAGGACGGTAATTAGGCCCACGTCCGCCCGTAGTCTTCATCCACGTTATAAATAGATACTTCTCATCTACCACCCACACCTGAAATCCAGATGTCTCCAATGTTTTGATCAGATATTCCCGTGCTTCTTTCATATCAAACAATGGATATCCCCATACGTAAGTAGGGACTTCATAGACAATATACGGTGCTTTCGCATCGTGAATCGCCTGACGACGGATCCTTGCGTAAAGTTGGGCCAACACTGGACGCATAGCTGCCATTCGTTGCTCTTTGCGAGCTTCTTGTTCCTCCCAAACATCACGTGCTTTCAGCATGCTTACCCGTATACAAATAGAATTATGTATCAAGCTCTTGCGCTTGGTGGTGGAGGAGTGCGTGGTGGACTTCATGTAGGAGCATTGGCTGCATTGGAACGTGTTCGCGGAAATTTGATCTTTCCAAATGGAGTGTATGGTTGTTCCGTTGGATCGATTGTCGCAACAGCAGTTGCCTTCGGGTTGTCATCGGCCCAAATTCGTACCGTGTTTGATACGCATTTTGACCTTGATAATTTTATTCCATCTTTACGGTTATCTGCGGTGACTGAACTTCCAGAACGGAAAGGATTGTTTTCAATGGATTTAATGGAACAAACCCTTATTCGTGCCTTCCAATCTCAAAATGTAGATTTGACAAACAAACTGCTTGGAGATGCTCCTCAAAAACTTCATATTGTAGCGTCCAATATGACACGACAAACTCCTACCGTATTTCAAGGAAATATCCGTGTGTTGGATGCGATTAAGTGTTCATCTTGTCTTCCACTCGTATTTACACCACAGGTTTTATACAATCAAGTCTATTTAGATGGTGGAATCTTAATGGATTCTCTTTCCGAACTTGTTCCTCCCGATACATTGGTGCTACATATTTCATCTCCATCCGAAGCAATTTTTCCACATGAGCTCTCCACACTTACATTGCCGTCGTTTGTTCATCGTGTGTATCGTAGTATACGGCCCAAACCATTCGGATCAAATGTGCTTTGGCTCCAAAATACAAGCATTGGAATTCTTCAACCACTTACTCCCGCCGATAAGAATTTGCTGTATGATCAAGGATACTCACAAACTCTCGCTTTCTTTGCCAAGCGTTTCCCGCAAAAATTGGAGAAGGGCTTCTGATGTGCGCTTGCCTTCATAAACCCGAAGAATGGAGCTCGTTTCAAGCATGATCGTAGGATATCCATTGACTTCGTATAAAAGAGTTGTTTTCCGGTCTTCCTCAGCGTTTACCCGAACAGCCTTCACGCGTGTTGTTCCGAACATAGATGCCTTTGATAAGGCCTCTTCCAACCGTTCCCATTCTGGCATTGCCTTCTGTGAAAATCCACACCAATCCGTGTAGAAGAAATATATGTTTGCAGTTCCAACTGGAACGTCACGCTTTGGTGCTACTACAAAAGGCTCCCACATACGATAGACTAAAATCACAAGAACTGCAAGTGCCAGAAACAAGATCAAATTGTTCATTGTTGAAGAAGGCGAGAAAGTTTACGCTGACGTTCAAACCACAATCGGTAGGCGGTCGGAGCATCTACATTTTCACGAATTTGAATCCATGCTACATCTGTAGACATACGTTCGGGTTCATATGGTTTCATACGAATTGTTTTCCACTGACCATTGTATCGCACCAAGAAAATGGATTGCGGTTTCATTATTGTATCAATCCTAGGTAAGTGAAAATGGCCCTTGTTATGATCAAGACAGCAGGAATCGCATTCGGGCTCAACTATGTGTCCCACGTTACTTCCGCATATGTGTATGATTCTCTTTGTGTTCCACATTCTATCTGGGACATTCCGCAGTCCGTAGTGTCTGCGGCAAGTCCAGTGTGTAGTCTTGTGATGAATGTTATGCAAGTGACTCAAAATAATGTAGCAGCAGTGCTGACATCTACGATCGCCGCGACACTCGCAAACGTCTTGAGGATCCCTTCCTAGTTCGGCGGGCACCTTTCTTCTTGCGCTGCTCGAGAATCACATCGCGGATCTTCCGCAACTCAGTTTGAATGTCGTCTGATGTATCTCCATAAATTTCACGTTTTAATTCTGATAGGGCTGGACCTGTTTTTTCACCTTTTTTTACCAGTGACCGCACATGCTCTAATTCGTCTTCACTTACCCCTTCACCTTTAAACGCATTCGTTATGAGCGTATGCACGTAATGTTCAAGTGCCATTACTTTATACACGAGGGAATCCGACGAGGTTAGCACCGATACCGAAACCAGCACCCGTGCGAGCAGAGGAACCAACAGAAGGAGCGTAGATATCCAAGATAGCAAAGGTGGCAGTTGCGACCAGTGCGATCATTCCAACTTCACTATACTTCAAGCTCTTGCCGGGGAGAACAAACGCAGCGACGGCGACTGCGAGACCTTCCAGCAAATACTTGACAACGCGAGCAACCAAAGCCGCCAGAACGAACGCAGGAGCAGTAGGCTTTGGCTTGGATTCCATGATGTTTATTGAAAGAATGCGAAGATTTTTCACGTTAGAAAGAAAATGAATCCTCTCGTTGTTGAATGGGCCGGCACGACCTTCCTTCTGTCTGCTATTTCGTTTCTCGGAACTCCACTCGCGATTGGTGGCGCTCTCTTCTTGGCTGTTTGGTTAGGAGGTGCTATCTCGGGGGGCCATTTCAACCCCGCAGTGACTCTGTGGGCACTTCTTTCTGGAAAGATTGGATCTACAAAAGCGGTTAGTTATGTGGTCGCACAGGCCTTGGCTGCTGTGACAGTTGTTGCACTTAAAAAGTTGAGGATGTAGACGCCGCCGAGCGAGCAGACCACGCCTTCATACCAATCGCTACAGCAGCAACTGCCCAGATAACCCACCATGGGACAAAGGTAGAAAGATAAGACTGAACGATGTAAAAAACAACTCCATGGAGAATGGCAGCAGATAATCCGCCTCCCGGGGGTAAGGTTACCAAGACACCTGGAACGAGAAGGATAAACAGAGCAGTGCTTGTCAAGAGATCGTACATTTGTATACGTGCGTAGAAAGGACTTTCAAGAGAAACCATGTATACCAACAAATGTCTCGTCGTGAAACTCTCCCCACTCATGAAGACTCTGGTCAAGTTGTAGATTATCTTGACGAGGATCCAGAGGTTCCTACCCAAAAGTATTGCATTGTCTCATTCTTGTCACCCGAGAAGGTGATTCAGGACAAGAACCGTTTCATGTTTTCTGAATTCGTGAAGTTTATGAACTACGATTGGAAGGTCAAGGGATTGGAGCATTTTATGGCATTCCTTTCTAAGAAGTATTCCATTAAGGTGGATGACCTCTTGAAAGATGGCGAAGAGTTCGCCAAGGTTCGTGAGAAGGAGATTCGTGAGACGGATCTGGAGGAGCAGTGGCAAGTGTTCCTTTTGAAGCATGAGAAGGATCTTCAAGAGCAATATGACAACAAGGTTGAGTTTAAGACGAACGTCCGTGGTGTTAAGGTTCGTCGTTGCTTTGCCACTGTAGAAGAAGCGCAGGTCATGGCGAAGGTGTTCCAGCGTAAGTATCCAAAGGACAATCTCTACATTGGCAAGGTAGGCGCTTGGTTGCCATGGGACCCATCTGAGCATTTGATGCCTGAGGTTGAGTATGCTGAGAAGGAACTCAATGAGTTGATGCGTCGTTACAAGGAGAACGAGGCGAACAAGGAGATCTTCTTTGCCGAGCAGCGTGAGGAGAAGATCAAGGCGCAGAAGGAGGAGAACGAGCGCCGCAAGCGTGAGAATCAGCAGAAGGCATTGGAAGATTCGTCCAAGCCAGTTCATCCTACGGAAGGTGCTTTGAGGGACTAACGCTTTTTATCATCTCCTTCTTTGCGAACCCATACAGATGGGCCTTTCTTTTGAACACGAGTTGCATCGTATTCATCGGAAGCAAGCATAGCACTTTGAAAGGGTCGGTTGTCAAGCCATAGAGATTGGTCACAGAGTCGGAAAGGTGGATGATCTGACGCTTTATACCAAAAGACCTGATCTTCTAGTTTGTTTGAAGATACGTTGTTACAAATAACTAGACATTCGTAGTTTTCTGTGCATTGGTCCATGAAGGTGCAAAACATTTCAAAGGTAGGAAACATTCCTGCGTAATTCTCGTAGATTCTTCTGCGATTCCCCAGGATATTCTCACGAAGTATGAACACAAAGTCTACATTCGTGCGCAAGTTCGGCGTAATACCAAGAGGATATTGCAT